GGAACCTTCGTGCAGTCGACAAAGATGTAGTCGATGCCCTTCGCTACCCCGTTGAACATCACCTCACCCGCGAAGACGTGCAGGTTATTGCCAGCGCCATCGATATCGTCGGCTAATGATTTGAGCTCGTTTCCGGCCGTATCCTGCTTAAGGATGCAAGCTTTTGAGAACGGCTTTGCAGCCAGGTTCTCGACGATGTCGCGAAAGATGTTCGTGAACTGCGCATTTTTGCGGCGGTAGTCGTAGTTCTTTTTCGCTTCCTTTGGGAACTTCGGTAGAAAAGTTTCTCCCGCCGCGCGCATGGCGTCGACGCCCTTGAGGATCGTCGAGACCTTCGCCCAATACGACGCCATGGCGTTATAGTCGCTAGATCGCGTGTCTGGGCCGGATTTCTTGCTAGGCTCTGCCATAGTCTTCCTCATCACCCAACGCCCCAAGTGCCGACGAGTGCGTGCGACGTCGAGATCGAGACGGTGTTGAACGCCCTGCTTGCAGCGTCGGTCTGGTCTTTGAACTGACTGCCGGGAAACGTGCACAGTTCATCTAGAAACGGCTCAATCCAAGCGTCTCGAATGGCGTCGCCTGTCCTGAGTATGTCGACGTTCCCAGCCTCTGCTTGAGCCGAAAGTGGTTCGGCTCTCGTCACTTTGTCGCCTGTTTCAGGAGTTGCCCGAACCCGGAAGCCAGACAGAAGCGCGACAAGATTCTGCGACTGGTCTTTACCAGCCTGCCCCGGATCTTGTGGTAGCGAAACGCGACACTCGACACCGTCCGACTCGGCCGTGCTTCGAATAAGCTTTCTAACGCCGCCGGCCGACAGCCGATCTCGGCAGCAATTGGCAATTACAAATCGACCGTCTGGGTACCTTCCGAGTTTCACGCCTGCGGTGTACGCAACGTTTTGGCCAACCGAAGCGGCCAAGTCCCAGCCTCGCACTAACTCTGTTCCCATGGGCAATGCCTTGGCGGTTCCGAACCAATGCCTCTTGAACATCCCGCCTTCGCGCGGCGCCGGACGTTGCTGGAACTGCCCAGCTACGGCGTAGCTGCCCATGACAGCCTTGAGTTTCTCGACCTGGGCCGCGTTGAAGCGTTCAGGAAAAAGAAGTTCTCCCGCCTCGGTCCGTGGATCTGTGAATCCTATGCTCGTGGTGCAACGGCGTTCGGACTCAAACTCCATTGGGAGCATGAGATGAACGTAACCGAGGTTCTTTGCCAGAATGACGCCCGATGTGTCGCGTTCATGCAGCCTCTGCATGATGACGATCTTGGCTGACTTGTCGTTGTTCAGTCGTGTCGGTAGAGACTCGGTGAACGTTAATTCAGCGGCTACCAACGCTGCCTCTGATTTGGCGTCATCGACCGAAAGTGGATCGTCGAGAAGAACGCGATCGCCGCGCGAGCCCGTCATCGACGTGAAGGCCATTGCTTCACGAAACCCCGTTCGATCATTCTCGAACTTGGTCTTGGCGTTTTGGTCGCTCGTGAGCACGAGCGGCCACCGTTCCTGATACCAGTCGGACTGGATCAACCTTCGACACTTCATGTTGTCGCGGATGGCGAGCGGGTCTTTATGCGCCGTTCCCAAGAAGCGCAAATCTGGACGAGCCCTAGGTCCCCATTCCCACGCGGGGAAAAACACGCCCGTCAGAAGCGACTTCATGCACCCAGGCGGCACATTCATCAGAAGTTCGAGAATGTGCCCGTAGTGAACCGCTTCGAGATGATCGCATATCGCATCGAGCGACCATCCCCATTTGAGGTCCGCGGCCGGCTCAAGGACGTGCCAACCGTCTTGGACGAATTGGGCGAACCGCTTAGCGCACCGCCGCCGACTGAGCTCCAGATCGATCTCGCTCAGCCGCGGCAGCAACAATCCTGTAGGCTTCAAGTTCTGCATCCGTCAGTGAAGCCAAGTCGATTGTGGGCTTGGTCTCGATGGGACCGCCGTCCTTGCCGGTGTGCTCCAGCTTATGCCGGTTCGTGAACACGTCCCCCATCTCTTCCGCGATCTGCTTCATCAGCGAAGCGGCAAGGACGGCGTTCTTTTTATCGACCGCATTCAGGGCCAAGCGATTCAGCGTCCGCACCCGAATGGCTTTGTTGGCTAGCGGGATGTCTTCTGTGTTCTCCCGGAACTCTTTCCGAGCTCGTTCGAACAGGACCTTCCAGCGCTCTCCGAGGCGCGATCCGGCCTTCGTTGCAGGGTCATATCCTGAGACGAGCTGGCGGCTGACAGTGATGCCGAATTCCTGTTTGACGCTTTCGGCGACAACGGAAGGCGGATCGTAAGCCGCCAGTTGCATCACGATGAAGGTTTTCACCTCGTCGGACAGAGATTGCTTCTTAGCCATGGTGTCAATTGCTGGGAAAGATCAGGCCGCACGCCGCGCGAGGCACGTTCCGCACGCGTGAGCGATGTTTACGGCCGCGATTTCCGGTCCTCTATTTGCTGCCTCAACCAATGCTGAGACGTGAGTTGCATTCGCGCCGTATCGGCGCACGATCGACACGAACTCCTCGCAGTCGTGACCCTTCATGGCGAAGACGGGATCGCCGTCCTTCTTGAACTTCGGCAGACCGAAATCATCCGTTGCCTGTCCGCAATGCGTCAGCTCGTGATCTATGAGCGCGAGAAACTCTGGATCACCGCACGAGGCGCAATAGCTGGCGTCTAGCGTGATCAGGAAGGTCGGGATTTCACCGAACCACTGGCGAAGCTGATACTCGACACGAGCAACGCCCCACCCTGATCCGGCAGGTCGGGCGAACTGCGCGGTCCCAAGAATGCGCCGGCCGCGGCTTCCGTTTGGGACATTGGTCCAGAGGAACCCGATCTTCGCATCTGCCAGGTGACGGTGATCTTCGTTAAAGATCGGACCGTCTTCGTCGATCAGGACGGAACGGGCCCAGCGATCCACTTCCGGGCTCGGCACGAAAGTTTCGTCCGCGTCGATTCCGAGGATCTCCGCCGGCGGCTGCGGCCGCTTGAACCCGCGAAGCTGAATAATCTCGGCGGACCTGGCCTTAGCCATTGGAGTGCATCGCTCTCACGGTCGATGCTAGTTCGAGTTCTTCCAGCGTCCGGCCTTCCAGCATGAAAGCTGAGTACGCTACCTTCCCATGGGCTAGCGACGAATAATTTGGCGCTAGCGTCCGCTGGCATCTGCCGGCTTGAGATACCCAGTCACAGCAATGGTCTCGACTGACACACCTCAGCCCGGGCTCCGGATCGAATATTTTTGATACCAGGATTCCGGAGAAGTCTCGGGCCATCGAGCGGATGTCCAACTATGCAGATTGAATTCAAACTAGTGCTACGTTTGGTGTCGATTCGGACGAGGAAGACTGCCGATGACGCAAGGTTTCAAGCCCCCCCCGCCACGAGCGAAGAAACGCCCCAAGCTGATTGCAATAGTTCATGAGCACCCTGACCGCGTACCGACGAAGGTCTACGAGCCAGGGCCGAAGAAAAAACCCCGCATGAAACCTCGCGGTGGGCACGCGAACAAGTACGCCTAACGAACTCCATAAGCAGCCTGCCGCCTTCGGCCTCGAGGGAAGAGACCGCCGAGACCATTCTCACACCCCACGGAAGAAACCCGTGACCGGGAGCGCGGCGGCAGGTTTTCAGTTGGATTGGCGACACGTCGCGTGGACCTGTCGCATGAATTGTCTTTCTGCGATGTATTCCGACCGGCAGGGTTCGACACCTGCTGGGTTCATGGGCGATCCATCCGATTGCTCGGAAACGTGGCTTGCCAATCCGCTTGCGCGTCTAAGGTCAATCCTTAGCCTGACCCACCTTTGCCTTGCTGCACGTCCTTCCGTGCCGCGATCAGAATTCAGTCGTCGCCAAGCTGGCGCGCGCGGCGCTCTTGGATCGTGATCTTCTCTTTCCCCTTGAATACACGACGGGGATTTCGACACATCCAACAGCCGCAGAGCTTCGGCTGCTCTTTAAATCGCGCCATGGCCTTTGGTTCGTGCCAGCACGGACACGAAAGATCGCGGTAATGTTGATTGCGGTCCTCTTTGAGGCGCCGCCACATATGGCACTCAATCTGGTGCCGGCGAAAAGCTCGCGTTCGCATGATCCATCTCCATTGCAGCGGGCGCTACCCGCGTGGGTATGATCATGCGGACTCCAAGCATGCCCGATGCCGAGACCGACTTCCTGTTTCGCAATCGGCCGCTGTGGACATTCCGGGCGATCTCGTCTGCAATGACCGATCGCAGTGCCGCGATCTGATGGTCCGGAACCTGATATCCGTAGGTGTAGCGGACTCCGATCTCTATCCCAAACGACAAAAGAACGGTCCGTAGCCGATGCATGTGAAGCTGGACTATTTTTCCAGCATAGAGCGGCCCACCATCCTCGCACCGACCCCAGAGCGCTCCGATCAGTTCATCAACCGGGATGCGGCGGCCTTCCGCCAGCCTCCAGGCGATCACCCGTTCTGCCGGCGTGAGCTTCATCAGGCGATTTGGTAGATGAACCAAACCAGCCCGAACCCGATCGCGAGCGACAGCCAGAACGACGGGCTTCTAAGCACGTCTCTCATGAGATGCTCCAAGTGTTCGAGTTGTGCGTCCGACCAAACAGACAATTCTCGGCTTATATGCAGGCCCAATAAAAATGGGGGCCAAAAGACCTATTCCATAGGTCTAGGCGCAATTATCAAGCCAATTGGGGAAGCCTCTTTAAAAAACCTATTCGGATTCTTCGTCAAGTGTTTTTGCGAAATGAGGATTGAATCTCGCATCGTTTTGTCCGCCGTCGCTCCGAACCATGCAGTTGTGCGATCCGTGCTGCTGAACATCCCGCTCGACGTCTTGCTCTAGTTGGATTTGCGTCCATATCCGCCGATCCTCAAAGTTATCGCTGTTTTCAATCGAGTGTTCTTTCATGAAGTTGAACACCGATGACGTGAGCAGGAGCCACCCGTCCTGGCTTGGGATATCGGCAAATTCCTTTTTGATGCGGCCAGCATCAGCGGTCGAGCCGCGGATTAAAGCGACGAGACGTCCGCCATGTAGCCCGAGCCCGATCTTATAGAGGCTGCGGGCATAGCCGATCTTTACCCGGCCGTCAGAGCGCTCGACGAAATAGATCATGCCGCGAGCGTCGCTCCGATGAGAAAGGCATCTTTCCCCTCTACCCTGACCCGTACTCCGGCTTCTTGGCAGAGCATGGCGAGTTCGCGTGTGAACGTTCTTGGGTCCAGCGGCCGGACGCGCTCTCGTGCACAGTCCATCTGATAGGCCGCAAGCGCGTCTCTCATGCTGAGTTCGGTGCCGGGCGCGCGGATGATTTTGTGGCCTGCAAACGATGCGAGCTTTGAACTGGTTTCGTTGAATGGCGTCGTTGGCAGATCCACCGGCGGCGCTATGGCTCTCGGCTGCGCCGGCGGCGGGACATCTTCCGACGCTAGCGGCGCTGCTTCTTCGCCGCTAGCAGGTTCGCGAACGATGCTAGCGCCCTTGTCGGACAATGCTAGCGCTCTGCCTTCTTCACCCCTAGTGGTGTTCTTGGCTTGCCACCAGCATCCCAGTCCCCAAATCCCTAGAGCCGTGAGCACGGCCGAAAGCGCTGACGTAAGAGTCGGTACGATCAGCGGCTGGTAGAGGCGAACTGCATCTTCCGACACCGGCAGCAATGCCGCGACGCGCTTGGCGAGAGAGTCTGTTTTCCCGACGGGCGCTGAAACCTCGAGCCTCTGCGCAGCATCGAGGCTTAGGCGAGCCGCCTTGACCTCTTGCTCAGCGCGAACGACGGCGGCGCTCAGAAGCGCGGCGCAATTTGTTGCACACCCCTTCTTCGATGCATTCTCGATGACGTCGTTGTTCGCTTTGTCCAGTGCATCGTTTGCGAGATCGAGCCGGCGTCCGGCATCTGCTACGGCGCGCTCCGCTTGCCCTTCCTTCTTTTCAATCTGCTCCCGTCGTTCTTG